TTGGAATTTATGGGCGACTCCGTGTTGGGCTTTATTGTCACCAAATACTTGTTCGATAGATACGAGAATCTTCAGGAAGGTTTTCTTACTCGTGCAAGAACCAAGATCGTCTGCGGCAAGACACTGGCGGACGTCTCTGCCAAACTGGGATTCCACAACTGGATTGAGATGGATGAAAAAGGTATGAGAAATGGATGGAACAACAATCCGAAGATTCTTGAAGACGTCTTTGAGGCTTTCATTGGTGCAATCTACCTAGATCTGGGAATGATCGAAGCCAAAAAGTTTGTGCTAAGTATCCTGGATAATCCAGATCTGATCCGCCTTGATCGCCTAATGGTCGACGACAACTACAAGGACATCCTCATGCGCGTCTGTCAGGCACAGAAATGGGATCTTCCCGAGTATCGCCAGCTTGAACATGTGGACACCACCAAGTTCAGGATTGGTGTATACGTCCAGGGACATCAGTGGGGGACAGGCAAGGGTTCCACCAAGAAGGAGGCAGAACAGGCGGGTGCCTACTTCACACTCAAGCGTCTCGAAGAAAAACTCGAGAAGAGACTCGTCCCTTCCAAGCGACCCAATGCCATGATTAAAAATGTCCACAGAAAGTAATAATGAAGGTCGCCCTTATCAATCCTATCACCAAGACAGTCAATGAGATGTGCACCGGACACGAGGTTCGCGCATGGGGTCGGAAGACCGGAAAGGTGTCCGTGGATGTCCCTACTGGGTTTCCAATTAGGTCCATCGCCGACGTGAAGTCATTCGGTCCGGATGTCGTGGTCGTGGAGAAGCGCGGCAATGGCGTTTTCAGGGAATTCGCCAAGCACTTCGATAAGGTCGTGGATGTCGAGGGACTTCGTCTCGTCCTTTCCGCCAAGACCCCCGAGCCCGTCGTGGTCAAGTCGGAACCCGAGCCCGTCGAGGAGCCCGTGGTGGTCAAGTCAGAGCCCGTGGCGGTCAAGTCGGAGCCCGAGCCGGTCCCAGAAGTGTTCGCTGTTGCCGCCGCCGCAGTTGAGGAAGTTGAAAAAGTTATTCAGGAACCAAAGAAGTCTCGCAAGACCAAGAAACCCACCAAGTCCTCCACTTAAACATTAGAGCCCTATGCTAACTAGTATGCACCCTCAAGCAGCAAAGTTTTTCAATAAGACTTATCCTGAACAACGTTCCGATGCGTGGTTCAAGATGAGGGGCACGATGCTCACCGCGTCAGATGCCGGAACTGCCATAGGCGTCAATCCCTATGAAACTCCTGAAAAGTTGATCCTAAAAAAGTGTGGAGTCAGCGAACCATTCAATGACTGGGCGACCAAGCATGGACAAAAGTATGAAGACGAAGCCAGGATCATTTACGAGGAACGTCACAATGAAAAGGTCTTCGAAATTGGTCTGGAGCAACACCACACCCTCGACTGGATTGGTGGCTCGCCCGACGGAATCACCCACTCCGGTAGACTCTTGGAGATCAAGTGTCCCAAGTCTCGCCCCATAGGTGACGGAACACCACCGGTGTGGTATCTCGCGCAGGTGCAGGTGCTCATGGAATGTCTTGAACTGGAAGTATGTGACTTTGTGCAGTATCGACCTGCTGAAATCACCTACCCCAAACCTGCCGAGTTTGTCTGTGTGGAAATCAAACGGGATCGCGAGTGGTGGGAGACCAACATGCCGGTAATGAAGGCACTGTGGGACAAGGTTCTCTGGCACCGGGAACATGGACACCAGGAACTGCTTCCTCCACCGAAGCCCACGATAGACGATCTGGTCAAGGAAATTGAAGAACTCGAGAACCACCTCACCAAAGTGAAGAAGATGGCTCTCGGGATCGCCAAGGAACACTCGACCCTGAAGACGGGTCGCTGGTCTAACGAAGACGAGGAGTGGCTACTGAAGAACAAGGACAAGAAGATGGAAGAACTCGCCGATCACCTGAAGCGAACGGTCAAGGCCACCAAGATGCGACTGGAAAAGTTGATCAAGGAGCAACCCAAGCAGGAGTGGACGATCGCCGAGGTCGCCGAAGATGATATCTAAAAACCGACCTTGCCCTGAACCCACGGAAGCGTCTGCCTCCCTGGTAGATTGGGCGCTCGACAGATGAAGCGAATGACGAAGTGATTAATCTCGATGCCACCGCTTGGATTTGGGATGAGGGCACCGTTTTGATCAAACAAATTCACGGTCAGACGGTCCAAGTTTTCTATGGGATGAATAAATTGAGTAGTTTGATCGTAATTGTCTCTGAATGTAATGAGCTGATCCGATGCAGGCACGTCGGCGACCGTGATGATGGATGCGAAGGCACCGCGGGCAATCGATTGAACCGGCGAAACTGCAGGGACATTCGGTGGATTCTTGGAAAGTCTGTCGTTGAAATTGGATTCAAGTTCGCGGATGCGTAGATAGAGGTGTTCCACGGTGCCTCGGGTGTGGATGTGCGCCGCCAACAATCTCGCCTGTACCACCTGCCTCAATGGAGTATTGAAGTAGACGGTAAAGGTGTTGGCGCTCGTTTGATCCAGTGTATCGAACGAAATAGTGTGATACTCGTAGTTGAAATCGGGAAGTCCCGTCGACACATATGAGGCTCTAGCCATTTACTACTTAGCCAAGAGAATTGCGAGCACCAAAAGAACGACCGCCATCGGAATGAATATCTGCATGTACTTGCTTGGGATTCCCATGAACTCGCGTCTAGGCAAAAGGGCGCCAACGGGTTCCTCTGAAACTTCCGGGTTAGTCAAGTTACGGGTAGTTGATCTGTAATAGTTTACTAACTTGCGTGCAAATGTATTTTCAGAACCAGGTTTCACTGGTGGAGCAATAGCGGGCTCCAGGCGTTGGTCGTCTTCGTCCTGTTGTTTGGTGGCGAACCGCTTGTCCTTGGTCCCCTGTATGGACAACTTCAGAACAAATTCTTCCGTGTCCGTTCCGGCATTATCAAATGGATACAATTTGAACGAACTGTCACTCGTATCATAGTAGTAAATTGAAACCCTAATGGCTTCCATAACCGGGACTGTCTTGGTGATGTTTATCCTATCGTTCAACGAACCCATCACGTAGTTATTTGACTGCGGATCGGTTACTTGTGGAACCACTAGGGTTCCTGTGTATGCAAAGTCAAAACGATTGTCAACTGAATTTACAAAAGTAATTATTCCAGAGACAACACCGGTTTTTGCCACGTCTAGTGTTATCGTTGTTCCATTGATATCGATGACCTTGGCACCTGCACCTATGCCAACTCCGGTAACGTCCATACCAATCTCAATATTTTGACTGCTCGGACTTATTAATATTTCAGTGGCTGATAGATAATCTGAGATAGTAGTGGTTACAGTCCTGGTGAATGTCAATTCTTCATTTATCGTGGAAGTTTTGACTGCACTCAGTTCAACTATGTAATCAGAAATAGACGAAATCGTGGTTCCACCAGTTATTCCTGTCCCTGTTACACTCATGCCAGCTGACAACTCGGACACATTAGAAACATACAACTGATCATTGTTTGCGGTCGCGACACCGCTTCCCGTCTTCTCAATGTCGCCGTTGAATGTAATTGTTCCAGAAACTGTCCCAGTGTTAGGCAAACTTAGTATGACAGTTGTTGCGTCGGCAAACGCCGATATCGTAGCACCTGTTTCGATTCCTGTTCCGGATACAGTCATACCAATTGTTAAACCATCTGTATCGGACACTGTTAAGAAATAGTCTTCGCTTTTTGAAGCAATCAAATCTGTTTCTACAAATGTTCCAGTGCCCGAAACAGTTCCGGTCTGTGGCTTTGACAAGGTGACAGTTCCAACACCTACTCCAGACACAGTTGTGTTAGTATCTATACCAGAACCAGTTACACTCATTCCAGGTTCAATCCCCGTGGTCGAGACAACTGCAATTATATTGACAGAATTATAAGTCAAAACATCCTTATAAGCATAAGGATTATCCACGGTGTAAATTCTGTCACTTAGGATCCCGTAGTTCGGAACTTCCAGCACCAAATAGTACGCGTGGACATTTGAATTCGTGCTAGCCGTGCTTATGTAAGGGATGGATGCCGACACAAAGTTCACGGACTCGATTCCATAAAGGGGCGTACTGAGATAGCTGACAAAGTCGTTGGTGTTGGTTGTGTCTCTGTTTGCTCTGGTTGAACTATCAATGACGATGTCGTAACTTGACATTCTCTACTATTAGTCGGCTTCTTTTTTTCAATGAAGAATTCACGAACGTCTAGGTCGTCCAACTCTTCGCTGAATACGTCGTCCAGTTCCGAATACTCTACCTGGGGTTTTCGGATTTGTACGGTTTCCTCTGTCTGATCAAGGAGAGGTGAATATTCGTCTGAGTCATATTCATACCCTTCCATGGGTTCTACCAGACGCACTAAGATTTATCTTCTAGAATTTACCGCATTTTTTATCATCATCTCCAATTCGGTTTCGGGTTCCCAGTCAGCCCATTCGCGGACCGCCCGATTTACCTCGAGATACACTTCATCGTCACCGTCATACTCACGGAACTCGTCGTCGAAACCCATGTCGGACTCTTCGACGAACATGTCTTCCTCGTCGCTGTCCGATTCGTCATCACTTCCTTCCGGCAATATGGATCCGTATACCCTTCCGGAAGTCTTCATGGCGCTCCACTTCATTCCATATTCCATATCCAGGGCCGTGACGATGCTCCTCCCAGTGGCTTTGCAATATTCTGCCGCCACCACCACGGCAGTCTCCAGAACGGGTTGAATCGCATTTGTATAAGCTTCAATTATCTGTTCTTCGCGACTCATTATTAATTTTTAAATGTCTCTTTTCTTTAAGAGAGGAACATGAGTAAGCCTCCAGTTGGATTCCGTGGAGATTCCGGTATCGGTGCACTGACGGGTCTAAGTGGCGTGGGGCAACAGGACACATTTCTTTACAAGCCAGTTGGAAACGAATACAGCTACAGTGAATACAGTCAAAGCACCCCCTATTATCGTTTTTACAGACCCACAGAAACTAGGTTTTTGGGCGAAGAGATAAGGCACGTTTTAAGACCCAAGGAGATGGGTGACCTTCTCACCGGACTCATGTTGAAATTCAAATTTCCACCGACAACCGGAGCGACATCGTGCCTAAAGAACTTGGGTCTCTCCATGATTCGCAAGGTGGATCTGATCGTCGATGGAATGGTCATACAGTCTCTCAAGGGCGAGTGGATGTCCATGTACGAGTCCATGTATTCTATTTCACAGGAGCGCTCGGACGTTCTCAATACCATGTACAATCTCGGAAAACCCTATGACACACAGCCGTCACTTATACCAAACGATACCACGCAGAATTTGTTTTTTCCACTTCCATTCTTCTTCAATAGGCACTACGTGGACTCGAAGATTGGGACGAATTCATTCCGCGCCCCACTCCCCATCTGTGCCATGCACAACTCCGACATCATGATCGTGATCCAATTTCGTTCGCTCGCCGAGATCGTGAGCAACACGGACGGGTTTGCGGTCGGTGCCGACCTAACCGAATTCAAATTCGTGACCCAAGAAATTTCACTGACCGATCAAGAACGCTTCATGTTTAAATCTGTTCCGCAGAGATATCCAATTGAAAAGATTAATGCCGAAGAAATTGAACTCGATGCATCGCTGGACGCCAAATACAGATACTACTTCAACAGCGCCTACTCCTGTCGCGCGATATTCTGGACGTTCAAAAATTTCATATCCGGATACAATCCAATATTTTACAATCCGATTATTTCTTCAACGATTACCACACTCAATAAGACAGATAGAAATGAAATTAGAAAGCCATTGTTTCTCAAGGAATATCAAGCCTACGTGCACGATTATCACAACGACGGATCCTTTTATGGATACTCGTTTGCCGAACAGCCCCTGCAGGTGGTATCGGGCGACTATGAATTTAGGGCACCACGTCCACAGAGTGCCTACATAGACATGCTCTTCACGACAGTGGCCGCTGGCTACACACTATGGTCGGCAACATTTGCCTCGGATCAACAAAACTATACAGTTCAAGATAGTCGCATTCTCTTGAACACAAGCGTGGGTCTTGGCGGCGACGCGATTCTAAAAAGTCTTAGGGTAAATGAATTCGGATACCTTAGAACAAACACCGTCCGCGTGGGTATTCCGGGAACCAGTTACACGAGCACAGAAAACGATGGACCTCCGCCGGTAGAACCATATAAAATGCGCTTCGAACCTTGGACAACCGGCTACATCAAGATCACGGCTGACGCGAGGACAAACATCAACACATTTGTCCCTTCGCCCGAATTGTTCTTATTGACCATGTACTATCTTTCCACCAACACCTTTGTGGCAGAAAATGGTAGAGGACGCGTGGAGGAAAACTACGAGAATGGAGTCGTGGAAGGCAAATTCAATAGCCTGGACACAGATGGCTCAGGTTTCATAGAGGCTATTGAAAGTGATGTCACTATGTATGATAAAGATGGCGATGGAAAGGTCAGCTTCGCCGAATTTAAGGAAATCGAGGAAGTATGACCTCCGATCCAGTGAATACAAGTTTTGATATACCCTTCTCGATATACAACAAGTTCATCGAGAGAGCGTACAGTCTGAAGCGGATCGCGGAGGCACCAGAGGTCTTGGCGTCGATGTTGAATATGGGATTCAATATGGTCGAAAAATTAATGCTCCCGTTGGGAAATGCACGATTCATGGGATCCAAACAAAATGCAAGGGGGTAGATGAACCCCGCGTAGGTGTTCGTGCCGACCGTTATTCTCTGCGGAGCCCCTGGAAAGTGCGAATAAAACTGAAAGCCGCGATACATTTCATATGAACCCACCTCCTTGGGCATCAGAACCTCGTTGTCCAAGATGATCTCCATGGTATTCAGATAGTCGTTGCTGTCCACCGTCGCCGTTGAACCCCGAGAGTAATTGAACGGCTCGGTAATTTCAGTGGACGTATTCTTGAATAATCCAAATACAGCCTTGACCGGATTCACAAATTCGGGACTCACCGTGAATACATTTGAACTCGTGTAATTCTGCTCGACGACCTGAAACTGCTCCGTCGGAAATACCAGAGGTCTCTTTGACAATGCGTCCGTGATCTCCTTGGGAGCGTAGCCATACTCGACGCGAATACTGACCCGAGAACTATTCTTTCCCGCGTCCACCCCTCCCCATCGCGATGCTGCCCTGAGACCCACCTCCACCTCCACCTCCTGGTATCGCAGGGCAGACAGTGGAATTGCCATCTCCTTATTTCCGTTAAACCAAAATTGAAGGGGGATCTGAAGTCTGTAGGTCCTCGGATACTGAGACGTGTCGGTGAAAATGTGTCCAGGTCCGCCGCCAAGCATCCGGTAGAGCTGAACCACCGAGAATGCCTCCTTTTCTCTGCCCTCGAGGTTCAGTCGCATGTTCAATGTCTCGCCGGTTTCCTGCTGAATGGTTGTGCCACCTATCACCAACGACACGTAGTCTAGCATGGCGTGCGCCTGATTGATCTTCGTGGACTTTACACTATCGTAGTCTATCAAAAGATACATCCTCGTGATGAAGTCTCCGTGCCTTGGGATCAGAAACTTTGCATTGCCACCGTAGTCTATTTCAAGGGGATCTGTATCAAATGACTGGGTGAGAAAGTTGGACTTTTTGGTAAACACGGCTTTGAATGGAGTCTGTTCCATAGTCTATTATCAAAC